CACTGAATTTCTGGCATGGTGTCCGGCAGCTTACATGCCTGAGCTGCCATCCCACCATTGGTGGTCGAGTTTGTGTCAGCCGGAGTTTCTGCGAACTGCCAATTCGTAAACCTCGCATAGTGAGTCGTGTTCAAGTACCATTGGGGTGCGTAACCGCCCTGGCTCTCATAGATGTTGTTATTGCTGGATGTCGAAAAAGTATTGCCGGAGCCCTGATCCTCGATGGGGCTCCAGTACTGAACATTGGACCCGAAATCGTCGTTTTGGAACAAATAGATTGTTCCCGCACCTTGATTGAAGAGAAGCGCTGGGTTCGCGGAGTTTGGGTAACGGCCATAGACAAGACTGTTGGTTACATTCAGCGCATTGTTATTGGACGAATTCCACCGGAATACACCCTGCGCCATATTGCTAGCGCAGAACTTGGAATTGTCCACGTTGAGGACCGTTCCGCTGGTGGAGAATAAGAAGATGTCATTGGCACTGGCCGCCGTCACGATCTGACTGTTCGTCACGGTCTGATTCTGATATACACTCGTCAAGGAAGCGATCTGCGAGCCATACTGCTGATTTGCGGTTATGGTACCCACATTGGCGAAGCTGTAGCCACCGAGCGAATTCCCGTTCTTCGCAATGTACCAGTCGTTGTTCAAGCTCACGTTGCCCATGGACGTGGTGTCGTCTGTGTGGGCATAGACCCCGAGTGCGCCGCTTCCTCCATTGCCAGACACGACCTGATTCTGTTCGAAAACGCTGTTGTTGACGGTAAGGGGGAGCGCTCCTATGGACGATGTGATGTTCTCATGGAAAACGAGGAAGTTACCCCCGATCCCGGCCTCGTTATCGTAGGCATCTATGAATTCGCAATTGTTGACCACAGAGCCACTGGATATAAGGGTCGCGTGTCTGCCCGTATCTCTGGCTACGCAATTGCTTAGTTGATATGAACCGCCTGGACCCTGGAAGTTGAAGACTCCGGTATTGCTGCCCGTCTTGCGGCCCTCAATTCCTGTCACATGATCATACAAAGTGTTCGACGTGAACGGGATCTGCATCGAGACTTCGTAGACATACCCGTTCGTGCTCGCGTTGCTGCCATCGTAAGGGTGCACATAGATGTATCCGCTGGTGGGCGGCGTGGCGGTGAAAGATGTCCAGCCCGGAATGTAATAGCCGCCGGCATTGGAGTTCGCGTTCGCCTCGCTCGTTTGCAGCGACATAAACTGGCCTGTCGCATCATCCCCTGGCGCACCCGTCTCCCAAACAAAAATCTTGTTGGCAGCCAGAGCTGGAAATGTCGGCGACGCCGTGAGGGATGATACAAGAGAGCAAGTCGTCGCCACGCTCGTGACGTAGGTTCCGGCGCCGCCGCCGGATGGGCCCGATACGATCGCGGTTCCGGAAGGAATGCAGCTATTTCCCGCGAGAGTGTAGCCCGGTTCCAGAACGCCGGTGGGCGATGAGACCGTAAGGCTCGTTGTGCCGGCGCTGTTTCCGGTGAAGGTCGCGCCCGCATAGTAGAGGTTGGAATACCCCGGAGCGGCCGTGAATGCAGCGTTCGGAATGATCGCCGAACCGTCGAGGATGGGCAGCGCGGAACAGGTGTCGCCATAATTGTAAGCCGCCACGGTGTTGAAGGCGGTAACCGATCCTCCGCCGGCCGAAATTCCCAACACCGACTGATTTGTCGAGGCGAGCGTCGCTTTCCAGATCGAGCGACAGGCGAGTCCAACGCTCTGAGTGTTCGTAAGGCTCGCGCCATACCCGATCGGCGCGAACGTCTGAAACGGTGCTGCTGCCGTGCCGGGGTTGGAGTCGCTGCCGTGAACGCTGTCGACGCAGTAAGTTTCCCAGCATCCCGTCGAGGCCTGCTGGAACATCGCCGCGATGGAGAAGCCGCTGTCGGCGATGGTCTGTCCGTTCGAGCCGGAGAAAGTTGCGATATCTCCCGTGGTCGACGACGCAGGTCCACTCACGATCGGCACGGTGGTGCCGTTGATGCGCGCCCATAGGCCCGTGAGCGTGGTCCACAGATCGCCGTTGTTCGGGCTTGTCGGCGCCGTGCCGGGCGGAATATTGGCGCTCGCGCCACTGCTCGTCGACGGCTTGGTCTTGAGCGTGAACGGCAGCGGCTGGCTCAGATCCTGAGCCTGCGCGGACGATAGGACAGCCGTCAGCGCGGCCGCGGAAGCAGCCGCAAAAAGCAATTTGCGCATGGGATTACCTCGAAGTGGGATACCAGCCTGCCGGCGATGACTTCTTCTCGAAGCGCACCGGTTGGTTCGCGAGCGTCGCCGCCGGCGCGCCATAGATCGTCGTCGAGTCGGAATCGGCGACCGTCAAAGCGAGGATCGCCTGGTTGCAGACGAAACCGACAAGCGCCCCGTCCGGCGCGGAGCTTGGAAGGTTGAGCGTATAGGTCGAAACCGTTCCGCTGGCATATTGCGTTCCGAACGGCAGCGCCAGGCTGAGCGTGAGCATCGTCTCGCCGGCGTTCTGCAGCTTCGAAGGCGTATTGAGCGCGGAACTGAGGCTCGGCAGCGTCGCGATGAAGGTCGAGGACGAGCTGCTGTTCTTCAGATAGAGATCGAGCGCGCCGCCGGCGGATTGCGAAACGATATAGTAATAGGAACCGTTCGCGAGGCTCGACGATTGGGCGGCCGTCGTGGTGGCGAAGATTTGCGTGCCGACATTGGCGAGCGCGGCCATAAGTCCCGCGATCTGCGCCATCATCGTTGCGATCTCGCCGTCGATGTAAAGCACGCTGGCGAGCCCGTTCGCGCTGAAGCTGTCGATCGATTTCCACGCGAAGGGCGCGGTATTCGCCGGCGACGTGGCGAAGTCGATCCCCGATGCCGATAGCTGGATCGCAAAGCATGCGAGCGACGTATTCAGCGCCCACCATTGCACAGAGCCCGGATCGTAATAGGCGTTATAGGTCAGCCAAAACGTGCCCGCCGGATCGGCATAGACGAACGCATCGGGGCCGATGCGCACGCTGGCGAGTTGCTGGGCGTTCCCGTTGCCGTCCTGGGCCACCAGATAGGCAGCCAGTTGGTTAAGCAACGCCGTGGTGAGCGGATTGCCGTCGGAATAGCCGACGCGGGTTCCCATGGCGGGATACGCCGCGGCGGGAGGGGGCGGGTTCGACATGCGTGACTCCGGATTTGAGGTGGGCGTCAAATTGGGGCTTGGTAATCAAGCGGGAATGGCGGACGCAATTACCTGTGCTAAGAAGCTCCCGCCGCTGGATGGGAATATTGCAGAGTGACTTTGGAAAAAGACAAAGCCGACCTTGGCGCTTTGGCCAAGCTTTTCGCCGGGCAATCCGCGGGCGAACAGGAAGATCTGGAGGCGGTTCGCGAGCTCTTCGTAAAGTGCGGCCTCCCTCCTCACTTGAGCCGCAAACTGCTGGAACGGTCGATCGAAAACCCGCAAATTTACCTGATCAGGCTGCTCGCACTGCGAATTTACTTCGATAAAGCGAGCGCGCTCGATCCCGAGGCCGCTACTACAATTCGCGATCTCGAGCGCCAAATCGAGTTCGCATTGTGGCCGCCTCGGGCCGATTCCGATGAAGCATTCGATGTCCCGGTGCGCTTCAGAAGAGGCGCTCTCACGAACAATCAAAAGGCTTCCGTCGATTCTGCCGTCACGATGATTGCCGCAACGGCGCGGGAACTGGGAGTCGCCGACCTCTCCGGGACCACAATTCTCGACATAGGCTGCGGCACGAAATTCACGCAGGCGTTTTACGGCCGCAAAATTCCCGTGAAGCGATACCATGGCGTCGACGTGGATCCCGATATGATCGCGTTTCTTTCATCCGCAGTGAAAGACGAAAGGTTCAGCTACAAGCATATCGACGTTTACAACGAGCGCTACCACACTGCCGGCAAGCGACTGTCCGCCGATACGGATCTCGGGGTTCCAGGCGAGACATTCGATCTGATCTGCCTGTTCTCGGTGTTCACGCATCTCGAGCCGTCCGATTATCAGGCCATGCTCGAATTGACGCGAAGGCGCATTTCGCCCTCCGGCACGCTCATCTTCACCTCCTTCATCGACAACGGACTTTCGGAGGACTTCAAGGATCGCGACCCGGAGCAACCCTTGCACATGGCTTTGTACCGCGAAAATGCGGTTCGCGAATTTGCGCGCGCCGCGCGATGGTCGGTCAACAAAATATTTCTTCCGGGCGCACAACACTGGGTCGTGTGCACGCCGACAGACAATCCGCCGGCTTCGTAACAGTGTCTCCCATCACGACCCGATCGCGATCCAGGCGATGACGTCGCCTGCCGCGATCACATAGGTCGTGGCGCCGTTGGTGACGTCAATGTCGGGGCCCGACGTCGCAACCACGGCGTCTGCTGTCACATTGACTCCGCTACGTGTGATCGTCACCTGCGCGACATCGACGGATGAGAGCGACGTGACGATGGTCAGATGGCCCGCGGAAGCATCGGCCGACGTCGCGATGTAGGTGCCGCCTTTGACGATGCCGCCGGGCAGGCCGACGCCGGACGGCCTATAGCTAAACGAAGAGACAGACGAGATGTCTTCCAGGCCCAGCCCGAAGATATTGAACGACACCAGTTTGATGTCGATCGTCACCCCGACGTAAATCGTCCGGCAGATCGTATTCGAAGATCGCGCCGTCGAGCCGCGCAAAGGCCGCGCCGGACGAATGCGCCGAAACGGCCGTGCCATACATTCCGCGTTCCAGCTCCGTCAGCGCGTAGTGATAGGAATTGGCGTAGGTATACGTGAACAACAGCGCCAGGACCGGCTGGAACCCGAATTCGTAGACTCCGGGCTCCACGAGCACATACTGATGCAGGCCCGGATTTGACGACACCGATGTGTAGGTGATCAGCCCATCCGTCACGCTCACGTTCGAGATGAAGGTCGCTGCGTTGTCGACGACGACCTGATAGGGTGCGGTCGAAGGGACCGTGTGCAATTCTCCGCTCGCCGTCGCGTCCGCAAGCGTGGCTGTCACATAGGAGATCAATTCTCCGTCGACATAACAGAGCGTGCGGCCGGCCTGCGCGTCTAACAGAGTCCCAGACGATAGAACGCCTTCGCTCTTGCTCAAGTCGACAGTCAGGGTGTTCGTGTTGTCGGGATTCGCGCCCGAATGGCTCGCGAGACTTGCGGTCAGCACGCCCATGCGCGCGGGGCCGTAGATCGTACCGGCCTGGATGTAGGTGTCGCCGCCATCCGAGCTGATCCAGACCTGGCAGCCGCCCCAGTTGGGATCGAACGCGCCCCCTCCTCCACACACCGCCATCCAGACCTGCGCCTGATCGACCAGCGCACTCGTCGGCTCGAAGATCACGGGCGTGTTGACGCTGCTGGCGGTTGCCGACGGATTCGGCACGCCCGAGACGCTCACCTGCTTCGAATAGGCCACCGCCGTCGAAACGCCCTGGCGGAATTCCTGCGCCGTAACCGTCAATTCGCCGTTGTCGTCTTCCTCGATCGAGAGGATGCGATATGCCGTCCGGCTTAGGCCCAGATTTGTGTCCGACAGGGCGACCATGTCCATCGGCTCGAGCAAACACATCGTTTCGTCCAGCTTGAAGGTCGCGGTGTTCCGCCAATAGAGGCCCTGCTGCAGGATGAGCTGCGCAACGATCGCGCCTACTTCGACGCCCACGATCTCATGCGCCGTGACTGTCGGCATGATGCGCGGGCCGCCGGCGAGTTCGATCGCATTTTGATCGCGCGCCTCGACCGGCAGATAGGCGAAGAAGCCGTCCGCGCTCGTCACTTCGACGCGCACCACATTGTAGGCGTCGCTGAAATCCGTCCGCGCGATCTGGATCGGGTCCTGATTGTTGTTGCCGAGATAATCGTCGTCATCCAGGTCGTAAACGACCGACAAGTTCGGCGAATAGATGACGCCGTTTCCCGAAATCGTCTCGTCGCCGTAGGGAATGAATTTGAGCGACGCGCCCGACCACACGGCCGCGCAATTCGTCACCTGCATCCAGCGGTCGAGTATGCTCTGCGCCGTCTCCTGGCTGTCCAGCACGGGCGACATGCCGATGCCGAGCGCCCGCAAGTAAGTCTGCAGCGCCATGTCGCCGGTAGACGTCGCATTCGGCCCCGACAGCAAGGTCGCCGTGTCGATCGATCCGGACGGAAAGCACGGCACACCATATTGCGCGTTCGTCAGCGTGTCCTGGATCACGAGCGCCATGTCGGCCGTCGGAATGCCCCCCGGAAACGCGTTGTAGACGATCGGATAGGTGGTTCTTTGAATCGAATTCGGCGTGCACCAGGATGCCTTGAAGTAATTGTCTCCCTGCGTCGACAGGCATTGCCGCACCACGAGCATATTCTGATTGGGAACGCTCGCGCTTTCGCCCAGATCGTAATTCTCGACCGCGACAATGGCGGTTCCGGGATAGCCATACGCATCCCCCGGATGCGCCGACACCATATAGGACCACGGCTCCTGCTCGGGATAGGTTCCCGGAATCAGGGTCATCTTGAGTTGGCTCAGAGTCTCCTGTTGGTTCGTGTTGACGAGGACAAGCGGGACGCTATCGATAAGGCCTTCGCACAATGCGAGTTCGAGCGTGGCCGTGTAATCCGTGCTGCCGCCTTTGCCGCCGCCCTTGCCGCCCTGCGAAACCTTGTGGCCGCTGAAATCGACATATTCGATGAGGTTCGTGCCGAGCTTTCCCGCGCCCCACAGAATGGGAATCGGCATCGTATTGACGGCGACATTGAGCTGCACGCCGGTATAGGTCGGCCAGGTATGGCTGCCGCTGTTACCTCCAAATACACCCATCTATCGTCCTTCGAGGCTTCCCTCCGCTGGCGCTCCGGGAAGCACCTCAGGATGACGCACGCCCGCGCTCGTCATGCTGAGGTGCGCGGAACGCGCCCAGAAGCACGATCAACGTTAAGCCCAGTATGAAAAAACTCTTTTGCTTACCGCCTCGTATTTACCCTGGCGCGAGACGTCGTCTTCGAGAACCATGCGCGCCTGCGAAAAGGCGTGAATGACCTTGGGCCATTGCGAAACGATGCCGCCATGGGCGAACAGCCGGCCGATCCGGCACAGCACGATGTCGCCCGGCTGCGGCGGCGTGAAGACCTCACGGGCATAATGCAGCACATGGCCGAGATAGACCTCCACATCGCGATGCAGGAACCACGTCTTCGAATAGGGCCGCGGATCGAACGGCTCGACGAGCCCCGTATCGACGAACACCCGAACCAGCAGCATCGCGCAATCGACGCCCGCCTTCTTGCGATCCGCCATATGCTGGTAAGGCGTCCTGATCCAGGTGCGCGCTTCGGCGACCACGGCAGCGCGTTGCTGGGCTTCAAGGTCTTGCATCCTTCGGGGCTTTCCTACGCTATCGCTCCGGAAAACACCTCAGGATGACGGACACTGAGCCCGTCATGCTGAGGTGCGCGCATTGCGCGCCCCGAAGCACGAATAAAGCTAAAATGCCGTCGCCGGCGGCGGCACGTTCGGGTAGCCGCGGAAATGCACGAGATTGTTGAACGTCGCGCAGCCGCCCGCCCCCGTCGTGTGATTGCAGCCGGGATAGGCGTTGAACGTGTCGCCAGGTTGGGGAGCCACGGGAAGTTGGTCCACAACCGTCAGAGTCGTTGTGCCGGACGATTTCAGATTTGTCGTGTAACCGTTAAGCGCGCCGCTCGTGAAGGTGACGGTGCCTTCGTAGAAATAGTTCGCGCCCTGCGTATTCGTCCAGTTGATGACGAGATTCGTGCTGCCCGATGCAACCGTTCCCGCAACTGCGAAGGAGGATTTCACCAGCGCGCAGCCGCTGTCGAACAGGATATGGATGCACCCGGCCTGATAGATGTTCCGGGGGAAGTCGATATCGAGAAGAACGAGGTCGGACTTGACTTTGATCTGCGCTTCGACGCGACCGATCTTGTCGATGGACGAGATGCGGCCGTGAAACAGCGTGACGGTTCCGATAGGCGCCGCGCCCCAGGCATAGAGGAACGCACGATCTCTCTGAAGGAATGCGCCGTCGAATATCCCCTGTCGCAGAGCCTGAAGGAAGGGGATGCCTTCGATCAGTTCGGCGGAAGGGCCGAATTGCGCCGACGCGACGCCGTCGGTCGCGAGCAGCAAATCGCCGAGCTCGCCCGTTCCAAGATCGCCGCTTGCGGAAAAGTCGGCGGCGTCAGACAGGAAATCGTCACGTCCTGCTCGTCGACGTCCATGCCGATCTTCACAGAGTATTTGAGGCCGCCGATCCGGATCGAATTGGCGACGAAAGTCGCAATCGGCGCTTCGCCGGCGGCACCCAGAACCATCGCGCCCAGATTGCCCAGGCTCAGAAGCGAACTGTCCAGGTTCGTCGTATCGTAGTTGTAGAAGCCGATCGGCACGTCTGCGTTGCAATAACGATATTGGTTCCCATTCGCGAGCGTGAACGTGAAGCAATCCACCGCGACGATCTGAGTCGGGCGAAGCGCGAGATAGGCGGCAAGAAGGCCTGTGGAAGTTCGCATCCTTCGGGGCTCCCTTCGCTTCGCTCCGTTCGCGCCTCAGGATGATGCGGTTCGCGATCTCGTCATGCTGAGGTGTGAGGCCGAAGGCCGAGCCCCGAAGCACGAATATTGCTACGGCTTCACCGTCTGCAATTTGACCGAGCCGATCTTCCACAAAAGATGCGCGAAGTTTTCGAAGTCGAGCGTGTCGTCGCCGAAGCGGCAGACGAAATAGTAAGAATAATCTGCGCTCACCACTGCGCCCGCTGCCGGCGCGATATTGAACGTCACCTGGTTCGGCCAGGTGACCGCGTAGCTCGATGGAGCCTGGGGCACGCCGTTCAGATAGATGTTCAATCCGTTCGGCTCGACCTGCCCCACCGGCTCGATAAAGGGCGGTTGCGGCGCGAGCAACGGCACTTCGCGCACGAAGGTGAAAGACCTCGTCGATCCATTGCCGACACCGAGCTGCTGGCCCTCGATCCAGGAATCCGAAACGCTTCCCGTCGCATCCGCTTTCCGGAATAGAAATGTATCGTAGCCGCCTGCGCGCGCGAGGAAGAAGCCCTCGATCGCATGCAACGATTGCGCGCCGAGATTGCTGAACGCAGGATCGGACGCCGAAGTCAGCCCGTCATAGACGAGTTCGAACAGATAGAGCGGATATTTGTAAAGCGACGCAGCGACCGTGCGGCCCGACACATGTTTCGACAGCCGCGTCGAAGTCTGCGGGCTTTCGTGGACGCTCCACGACCGACCGCGCAGCCTGGGAAAGATTGCGTTGCTCACCGGCGGACCTGATTGCGCTGATAGTTGCGCGCCACGCGCGCGATCTGGGCGATGTTGTTGCGCATCACCCGCTCGATACCGCCAGTGTCGATGCTCTGGATGTTGTGCGTGACGTTGAGGCTCGTGGCTCCGCCGCCGAATTGGGGCGCGCCGCCGCGCCCATCAAACGTCTCGCGCATGGGACCCGCGATCGATGCGGGCAACACCATTTCATCGCGATGCAGCTCTGTCAGCTGTCCGTCGAACGGAACCGAGTATTGGCCGCCTTCCGCCGAGGTGAGCGCGTCGTACCCCATGATTGCGGCGAAAGTTATGGCTGCAGCGGCCGCGCCAAGAAATGGTCCGACGACGGGAATAGAAGCCAAAGCGGAATAGGCGCCCGACGCTCCCACCATCGCGTCATTGCTGATCTGCGCCGAACCCATCGCCACCGATTGCGCCATCCCGGCCGCTTTGCCTGCCGACTGTGCCGCATTCTGCGCGGCCACTCCGGCCGTGACGGCGCCGACCTGCGCGGCCTGCTGCGTTTGTGTGAGCGTTGTTTGCTGAGTAGACGACCGGAGCGCCAACGCATCGCTCTGTTGCGTTGTCATTCTGTCCGACACGAGCTTCTTCAGATTCATCATCGCGTGTTCGGTATATTCCTTCAGGTAATATTCGATCTGGCGCTGGAGCATCTGCAGCCCGATCTGCTCGAGGTCTTTGCCGAGGCCCTGACGCTTCGAGAAAATATCAGACACGAGCGAGGATTCCGCGCTCTCGATGCTGGACGTCATCTGCTGCCAGGATTTTGTCTGCTGATTGTCGATCTGCTGGAGTTCGGCCGCGAGTTGGGCCTGAATGACCCTGATCTTGTTGGCGTCCGCATTGGCTTCGACGACCGTCAGCTTGCCGGAGTCGATCGCTTGCCGCAGGACCTGAATATCGATTGCCGCCGCCTGGGCCGCATAATCCTTCTGAAGCGCGATTTTCTGCTCTTCCGTAATCCGGCCGGCTTCGACTTCCTGTTCGAGCATCGCCTTCTTTTCGCCGAGACCGATCTTTTGAAGTTGCGCGGACGTGTTGACGTCATCCCGCTCGATTGCGCGGCTATTTGCCGTCGCCTGTTTGTCAATTTCCGCCAATTCGGCGGTCAACTCTTTGTGGATCGTGGCGATCTCGCCTGCGGTCCGATGCTCGCCGCTTTTGAGATCGTCCCACAGCTTTTGTACCGCAGCCTTGCGCTGATCCGCCGTCCCCTGGTCGACCGCGATGATTTCCCGGCCGGAATCCCTGGCGGTGGTTACAACCTCGTCGAAAGTCTGTTTTGCAGTCGCCGACTCCTCGCGCGCGCCCTGTTCGGAACTTTCCCGCTTGACGGCATTCAGCTTGGCGAGGGCCTGAAGATACTGGTTCGACTGGTCTCCGAACAGTTTCTTCGCCTCATTGGCTTCGTTCTGCGCGGCGACAATGCGCGCGGCAGAGCCGGATTTGGCGGCAGCGGCCATGGAGTCTTGATTTTGGGCGTAGTCCCTGAATTCCAGCTCGTTGAGTTTCTGCTGCTCGCCGGCTGCGGCCGCGCCCGCCGCGTCCCTGCCGGACTGGGTTGGCGCGTTCTTGGCGTCGTTTTGAAATCGCGCGAGCTGGGTTTGAATGCCAATGCGCTCGGTCAGCGTGCCGTTGACGGCCCTGGCGGCGTCAAGTTCGCCGTCCCAATGTGCATTGTCCGCTTTCTGGCCGACTTGCTGCTCCAGTCTACGAATTTCCGCCAGCTTAGCTTCCGCGGCCTGGAGTTGTTGAACGTAAGCAGGGATATTATCGCCGCCGACACCTGCCTCACGCATCTCTGTCTTGATACGCGCGATCTTCTGTAATTGATCGTAGACCTGGTCGCCAAGCGACTTAATATAATTCCCGCTGCTTCTGGAAAGGTCGGCGAGAATGCGCGAGGTAGCTTGCGCCGTATCTCCGATCTCGATCAGATGCTCGACCTGCTCATATTCCGCCGACGCGAGTCCGAGCATTGCGCGATTGAGCGACTGAAATCCCTCCAGCGAGAGATCGGATAGCGCCGCGGTCAGGCGCCCGGCCGCCTGCGGAGCGGCGTCGCCATAGGTTTGCACAAAAGCCGGCATCAGCTGGCCGACTTCGTTGACCAGCGCCGCCGACCAATCGGCGTGTTGGGCGGCAAGATGCAGGAAGCCTTCCGACGCTTTGCTCGTCGAGCCGGGGAGCGCTTCGAGAAATTGCAGATTGTAACTGACCCCTTCGGCGCTCATGTTCGCTCCGCGGCCGGTGAGCGCGAAGCCTTCGGCGAGGTCGTCCATGTTTTTCTGCGCCGCGAGCGACTGATAGATAAGAGCGCCGAGCCCTCCGGCGACCGCTCCGATCGCCGCAGCCGGGCCAAGCTCCGCGAAACTTGTAGCGATGCCGGCAATGTCGGACGCGGCCCCGATGAAATTTCCGGAATTGAGCTTCTCGCCGAGGCCGGCGACCTCGCCGGCCATGCGTGTCGCGGCGAGCGCCGAATTGAGGAAGCCTTCCTTGAGACCGCCGTCGAGCGGCATCAGCCGCGGCGTTTCCTGCGGTCGCCAGATCGGCCAGCGACGATTTGGCTCCCGCGGTGCTCGCCGTCAGCGACGCGTCGACTTCGCCGGCGATTTTGATCGAGACTGTCCCGTCGTCGGCCATCAGCTTTTTCCGAATTTGGTTGCGGCGTCGGACGCCAGCGCTTCAACGAAGCATTCGGTAGCACGGCGCGCCGCCGCGAACAGTTTGCGAGAATCGATTTCCAGCGCCGGCAGCGGCGAGCGATCCGTTGAGGGCGCAAGCACGGCGCGCTCGTGCGGACCTGCTGTGTTGAAGATTGAAGCGCGCGCGGGATAGCGTCGGCGCATCGTGTCGTCAAAGGCCAGGACGTCGTTCCACGCGACATTCACCTGCAGCACCAAATCCTGGAAGATCTTGATCCGGCGCGGCA